GGTACTGTGTCTGTACCTTGTGGCTGGAAGTTTACTAATGTGCCGCCTGCGGCATAGACCGGCCCGCCTTTTGCTTGTCCGGTGACGATATTTCCGCCTCCCCCGATCATAAAATCCGGAGATGGAGTATCTATAGGTGCTGGAACTGGTTTAGCTGTATTTACTTTTATTGCACCTAATTCATCGAAAATGTTTTGTAAATGTGTATTGGTCCTATCGCCAACCTCAATAATATGTTCCCTGGGATTATTTTCACCCAATGCGTGGAGTATGGCTCCATTGAAAGCGTTGTCTTGACCGTTTGTTGATTGTTGACTAAGAGCTTCGTTGATATTTTCTAATTCTTGAAGCTGCCTTAATTGAGTAACATCGATTCCAAATAAACCCGACAGAAATGCATCAGCTTGCTTTTTACCTTCTGCACCGTCTGCCTTCAACTGATCAAATACGTTAATAAGATTTTGTCCTTCTTCACCTTCCCTGCCAGCTTGTGTTCTAAATATTCCTTCTAATATGTCAGTAAGTTCTTGACCCTGAAAAGATGTTAGTCCCGCATTACCCAAGGTTCTAATAAAATCTAACCCACCACCTCTTTGTCCTGATCGCACACTTCCAACATCTTGAGTTTCAAGAATTTTTATTCCCGCATTTACTCTGCGAGCAGCTTTTAATTGTTCATCAACAGCCCCAAAAAGCAATGGTCTCAATTCCGAACCAATACTGGTTGTTAACTTTTCATTAACTTCCCTAAGTTGCTCCATAGCAGACTTTTCGCCAAGAATAGCTTTTGTGATTGCCACCCTAGCTTGATTTTCACTACTACCAGAAGCAATTAGTCCCGCATAAATATTATTAAGAGCGGTTGATGATTGAATTGTCTCTTTAGTAACTCTTCCCTGTTGGTCCAATTGTACTTTACCATCTTTAGTCAATCTCTTTAATGTTTGACCGAAAACTTGATTTGCTCTAGCTGCTTCAAATGTGGTTTTTAAGTTATCTAACTGCTGTGTTGATGCTTGTTTTGCTGTTTCTATTTCTTTCTGCGTTTGTGTTACTCGTTGTTTTAACTGTTGAGTTTCTCTGTTTCTTTCTCTGGCATTCCCGTCAAATGTTTTAGAATTGCGTTCTATTTCTGCATTAAGTTTATCTATTGTGTCTTGTAATGACGATACAGTTTCCCCATTCTTTTCAAAAACAAGACCGCTCTGATCAACCGTATTTGCGAATTGAGTTAATTTATCAGCTTGCTTTTGTATCAAGTCGCCCCTAAGATCTTCAGGAGCTATAGATAACTCATCTTTAAATAGTTTAGTAGCATCGCCAAGTTTCTTGATTTCTTTCTCTGTCTTTTTTATCTGAGCTTGAAATTCAGCTTGTTGTTGAGCTAAATCTGCCGACAGTTTTGGATCGGGCAGTGCTGCCGTAACCGCATTCGCTATTTCTGTAGTTACAAGACCAAACTTAACTCCAATTTCTAAAATACCAACGACAACATTACTCACAGTATCAAAAAATGATTGAATAATCTCCTGACCACCTGTTAAAATAACTGCAAGTGCTGCAAACCCAGCAATAATCGCAGCCAATGGTCCACCCACAAAAGTACCTATTACAGCCGCTCCCCCAGCAAGAACAGTTACTGCTGAAGACATAGATTCTTGTTCAGCGGCTAATCTTGCCTGTTGACCAGCTTCTTCGGCATTGCCAGCTTCTATAAACTGCTCAGACATCTTTTTAGCAGAATCGGCAGCTATTGAAAAAGTAGCAGAAACACCAGCAATAGTAGCAACTAGACCCGCTTGTGCTACTTCTATTGCAGTTTGTATTGCTGACGCACCCTTTCCACCGGCTCCACCGGCTTCACCCCCAAGCTCGCCAGAACCAAATGCTCCTTGCTTCCTGATCTGAGATATTTTACCAGGAGTTTGAAAACCAGCCACACCAGCACGAACAGGTTGGTTTGACCCAGGAACTCTTTGTCTGCCACTTCTTGTTCTTATTCCACCAAGCTTGTTGCTAACAGAACGCAAAAGTGCAACAACTTTTTTCAATTCTTTACCAAAATCATCAAGTGGTTTTTCAGCCTTAGTTGTGGCTTCAGCAATCTCTTTAGCGCCGTCTTCAATTTCTTTCTTTGCTTTATTTGAAAACAACTTTGAAAACAACTCTCTAAATTTTTTGCCTTTTGCAGCAGAAGAAGCTAAAACAGATCCTAAAATACCAATTGTAATCGCTGTTTTAGATAGGGCTTTAGTTATACCATCTGCTTCTTCGCCTAAAGCTGAAAAGACTACAGATAACGCAAGACCCCCAGCGGCTGCACCGGATAGTATATTTGACCCCGATACATTTCCACCATTAGCAAATTTCTGTACCCCAACAACACCACCCTTAGCATACTTATTAATCTTACCCAATTTCCCATAACCAAAAGCTTTAGCTGATTCTTTATTGACTACAAATTCGCCGGGAGTTAGGAGAGCGGGGACTGTATCGGTGCCTACTGCACCGCCTTTAGCAAATTTTGATAAAAATCGACCTTTTCCAGCAGTCTTTTTTCCTGATGATTTTAAAATAGTACCAGGCACATAAAATTCTAAATTACCAAAATTACGACTTTCACCAGTCTGGGATGTATATGTTCCTAAAATATTTTTTCTTAAACCAGTAGATCCACGCTCAAATCCTAAAGCGTCTCTAAACATTTTACCAATAAGATCAACCCTTGACACTCTGCTAGGATTTCTAAACTTAACCTCTCCAATACCTGCCTCTGATCGAACATCCAAAGGAGACTGATCTGTTTTAATTAAATTTCTTTTATAAATACGTGCAACAATAGACTCAAACAAATTAGCTTGTTGTTTAACATTTGGTTCATTGACAAAATTAGAAACTAATTTTTTACCACTAGGGTCATTATTCAGTCTTTTAACTTGAGAATCTGTCACAACACGCTGAACGATGTTAACTTTAGCAAAATCTGCATCTTGAATATTTAAAGCATTTTTATTACGTGGAAGATTTTTATTTAGACTGGGAAATCGTTTTTTGATACTTTTGATACTAGCTTCTGCCGGTCCACCACGAGCATACTTATTAATCCTCGACAATCTATCCGCACCAAACGCCTGAACAGCACTCTTACGAATAACAAATTCTCCAGGCTCCAACATCGCCGGGACCGTATCACCACTACCAGTACCAGGAACAGGACCACCTCTTTTAAATCCCTGCCCAAGTCCACCAGTACCGCCAGCACCACCAAGACCTTTTCTTAATGCACCAGCAGCCAAACCACCAATCTTAACGGCACCTAAAGCAGTGATTAAAGGAATAAGAGGTTTGACCGATCTAGCAACTTCAATAAATGCATTAGCAAGACTTAATGCGATTTGGAGTATTGATTGGAAGCTTTCGGTTTGTGATATTTCACGGATCAAAGCTCTAAAGTTTTCCGTGGTTCTAGCAAATGCTTGGGCTAGTGTTTCTTGTGCCTTTGCGACATCAGCATCTAATGATGCAGCACCTTGTTGAGCAACTTGTCTAGCTCTCTCAGCTTTAGCAAATTCACCCAATAATGGAATTACACGAGAGACCTGACGAATACCACCAAGCTGTTCAACAACTGATGCAAATTTTAAACTACCAGCTTCAATACCTGCACGTTGCAATCCTTCACTTAATCTTCTGATAGCTTTAAATGCACCAATGAAGTTTCCACGACCATCAGTAAGTTCAATGTTTAACTCCCGGAAAAACTCAATAGTTCTAGGTCGTTGAATTCTAGCAAAGATTGTTCTAAAACCAGTGGCAATAGTTTCAGCACTTTCACGAGTCGTACTACGAACAGCAGTGAAGAGTGATATGAAATCTTCAAAGTTACCACCAGCGGCCTTAAATGCACCACCAGCCCGTCTCACCGCCTCGATGATGTCTCCAGATTCAACAGCGAATTTCTTAGAAACGGCGTTAATAGCACCAAGTTGAGACTCTAACTGAGTAGCCTGAGTACGAAACTGAGCCATAATAGCAACAGCACCTTCAGTAGTAGATGCTATATTATCAAATGTAGAAGCTAATGTAGTTTTAGCAAGTGCCGCCATAGCTTGTTCAGTTTGTTTCGCAGTCAAACCTGATTGAGCAAGAACAACACTAGTCCTAGCGATAACGGTTGCTGAAAGACCAAATTCTTGAGCTAACTCAGATATTGAGCCTTGTAGTCTATCAAGAGCTTTAACATCCGTATCAAAAACCTGTGCTAATTTTACAAATTCTCTCTCGAATTTTATTGCTTCCCTAGTTGCTTGAGAAATTGCCGATGTTAACCTACCAACTACAGCAACAGCCGAAGTAAAAGCTAAAAACCGTCTACCAGATAAACCAATAGCTTCACCAAAAGAATTCATTGATTTGGTAGAAGCATCAGTTTTGGTTTTTATATTTTGAAGCTGCTGTGCAGCTTGACGACCATTCTGAATCTGGACATTTGCGCTAACATTACTAAGGGCACTCTTTATTTGCTTAGTTACAGCATTAACATTGGCTTTTGTTGGTGCGCCTAGCTGTACTTGGACCAGAATACTATCGTTAGCCATGTCTCACTCCCAATAAAAAAAGGGCGTGGAAAACCCACGATGTTAAAACATCATAAGAATTCACGCCCACCGTTCTACTCTTTCTTTTTAACTGTCCGCTTCCGGGTAGTCGTTTTTTTCTCCTCAGTTATTACTACACCTAAATCGTCCTCAAAGTCAGCATTGTCAACTTTTTCATCATCTTCTAAAACAGGAAGATCATTGACGTTGACTCGTTTGCCATCTTTGTTTAAAATATAACCTTCTTCATCAACTTTATTACCCTCTCTATCAATACGGTTTCCTTCTTTGTCAATTAATTGATTTTTGTCATTAGCGAACTTAAATCGTTTGAGGAACTTGTTTTCCGTTAAACCGCCCTCATAATCTTCATCTATTTCGTAAACAATTTCGCCTACGGTTTTAGCGGCTTCTACAGCTTCCTGCTCATTGCCCCTATTTTGGTAGTCCTCATAAGAAGAATAATACGGTTTTTGCGTCAGGAAATCTTTAGTGCAAAGATAGACGAGATAACTGAATCTTTCAGTATCTGCCTGACCTTCTGCGGTCATATGATCCAGTTCCTGTCTTTCAGCAATCAAATCCCGGAATTCAATTCTTTTATCTTGCAACTCAAAAGCCATTTCCTTGGCTTGACTTAGCTTGAGTTTTTTACCATCTACATCCCTACCTTTGTTTAGCTGGTAGTCTAGTAGATTGATCTCTTTGACAACTTTGTTGTATTCTTCTTCCTGCTCATCAGTCCAAATACCCTGTTCCGTCATGTAATTACCAAGCTTTTTGCGAAGCATTGCGCCTTCTTCAAGGGCTTTTCTGAATGCGCCTTTATAGACACGTTCAGCTTCCAGCATTTGTTTATTGGTGGGTTTGGTGATGATCAAATCAGTTTCTTCGCCACCTTCTTTTTTTACGGTAATTCTTTTTTCTTCCATCGTAATTCTCCTCAGAGGGGTTTAATTGGAATCTGATACTGATAGCGATTCCAGTTAATATCGTATTGAGTAAGTTCAGCATCTATATTACGCATTTGCGTATTACCTTTGTCCAGTATCTCCGATCTTAATTCCTCATAAAGTTGCCTCATTTTCTCTTGTTCTTCTGAGAGTGCCTCATCAGATTTGTGACCCCATAAAAAACCTAAGTGATCTTCGATACTACTTAGTGCGCCAATCATGGTGGTCTGTATTTTTTTCTTACAATTTTTAGTCAATCTGTCCTTAGACTTTTCCTTATAGAGGTCGTCCTTTGAATTCATTTTTTGTACCTATCGAACATTTGCTTGTTCGCCTTCATGGCTAAGTCCTGTTTTACATGACTAAATTGTCCTTCTTCCAAGGAACCTTGTTCTTTTAAATCCTGCATACGGGACTTAATAACTTGTTTTCCTTGTTGTGTATTCATATCATGCACACGCTGTGCTTCTTTTTTGTTTGATACCGGGACAAAAACTTCCGCAGAGTCCGGTAGTTTATTACCTTCAGATTCTTTTCTGTCATCATCCCTCTTCCTTCTTTGCACTGTAAACCATCCATCAATAGCATAATCATCTTCTATGATACTATCAGATGGTGTTTCCATTGATTCGTAAATACTGTCATACATTCGTGTCCAACTGATTAGACTCTTCTGCATTTCAGTTAAGTCACAAGCTGGTAAAGGAAATATTTCCCGCGAATCTTTGCTCGCATTCCATATCATCCGCCAGTTTGGACTTTTGCTAACTTCCCGTATATCTTTGTCATCCAGTATTTCTGCATTATATTTTCCATAAAGTGCGTGAATACTAATATCCTCTAGAGATATTTTATCCCCGTTTTCATAAAAAGTGCAGTGTTCCAGTATATACATTGTGTAAGCTTGACTTTTCAGACTTTCACAGGTGTAATTAAAGAACCGGTATTTCTCTTTTGTGAGATCTTCGAACCTGTCTTCCTTCTTCCTGATACCTTTCTTTATTAGTTCTTTGACATTATCTCGCAAAAAACTATTAAAATAATCTACTTTCATTTGTTCAATATCTTTTGGTATTTGTTTTAGTTCATCCTCTTTGTCTTGAGACCACCAACCATTTTCAATAATTAATTGCTCTAGTTCTTCCTGTAGGTATATATTATTCTTAAACGCATCTTCATAAAGCTGTTCACTAAAAAAATCAGCCAGATACCGAGTTGCGGCATCTGGCTGACGAACAGTTAAGATGTTATTTCTCGCCTGTACGAGAATATTTCCCGATAAAATCTTATTTAAGTCCTTCATAAGATCCTATTTAGTCATTAGGTAGCGAATTTATCGGCCCAGTAATTTGTACCCGCTGTGTTATCGGAACCACGAATTGGGTCGCCACTGTGAAGAACAACCATATCATTAAAGTTAGAGAAGTTATAAGTAATTGTGGCATTTCCTCCACCAGCGTCACCTCCACCATAAGTAATAGAAGCAAGTTTGTTCTTCTTACCTAAGTGAATGACTGTTGAATCTGCTAATACTATACAAATCTCATGATTACTAAGATTTGTTCTAGCGGTTTCAACAGCGTTAACATTGTCACCAGCAGTTGCTGTAACTTCAATTGTTGATGTAACTTCAGTTGGGAAAGTAACATAACGGTTATAAGGTGTACGTGTGCCCAACTGGTTAATCTGTTCACGACCTAAATCTGTGGAGCAGCTAAAGGAGTTAAGGTGAACATTATCAGTATCAACTAAACCAGCACTTGCTGTCTCTCTAGTACCAATTGTAGCTCCAGCACTAACACCAGCAATAATACTTGGAACAACCGTGCTATATATTCCAGCACCACCGCTAACACCACTGGCTGTGGTTACGACATCTTCACGCCTAAGAACGTGATTTCCGGGTGCATTTGGTTCATCACTACCAAAGATAGTACCAAAACCTTGGTTAAGACCAGAATCGTTAGCCAATAGGAGATTGTCACCACCAGCTTCCGGGTCAGTAATCCATTTTTTGTTATTGCCAACAAATGTTACATCTTCAGTACATGTGCCATCAGTTGGAATTGTGTAAGAAACACTTGAAATATACATACCAGAACAATAAAGTTCAGAAACAGGTGTGCTTGCAGTGCCGCCAATACCAGTTGCTACCTGTTCATCCGTAGTATCACTAATAACCATGCGGATATCGGCACGAGTATCGGCACGACCAGAAAGCGTGGTTTTAGTTGAGGCTAATTCCTGATTGTCTGAAGCATGAGCAGCTTCAGTGAAACTGGCACCTAGATGGTAAATTAAAGAATACCCATCAAGGAATTTCTGCATACTAACAGAAATGTCTGGAATATCTTCAATATTCTCGTACAGTGACAACTGACCAAGCTCGAAAGCCTGTTCAAGGTTAAAGTTGGTATCTACACCAACACTTTGTAAACCATGAACAACTGTATGTTTGCCTGTCTGATTACAGTTCCCAGTTATCCACGAATCTTGAACATCAGCGATATTTCCCCTACCGCCAATTGTTACGCCTTGAGTCGCATAAAAGACTCTTGTATTAGCATTTGCTACATTTGCCATTTTTTATCTCCACATAAAAGAAGAACATGTTCTATTGATTTATACACCAAAAATTATTTCTGTAGTGCATTTTACTGTGCCAACGAATAAATTAGGATTGAGGGTGTAGATCGAGTCAAATTTCATGTCTAAAAATCGTAAAGCCTTAAATTTGTAATCAGTTGTGAGATCTGGAAAACGCAACGCCCCTGACGCTGGCACGCCCCTATGATCAAGGGGGAAGGCATCTGCATCCGCAATTGCGTTTAAGTCAAACATACTAAACACTTTATCATTTTGTAAACTGACTGCATCTATCAAACTATCTCGCATATAAGAGTCTTCACTTACACAGTGAAAGAATACATCTGTGTAAACATAGGATGAACCGCCGCCAAGTTGATAACCCCTTACAGACCTTGTGTTTGCGACTTCTATTCCAATCGCAGGTAATTGGTATCTATTCTGTGAAAGCTGAGACCAATCACCAGATGTGGTAGTAAACTGTGAATTATCAACTCTTTCTGATCTTCTGTGTAATTCTTTAAACCACGGTAAACCATTTGATTCTGTTACATTGACGTATTTGTAACTATATTCACAAGTTACAGTACTTGTTGTCGGAATTGCAGTGTCAAATACAACTCGACCTTGTGGATGATTAATGTGGTGGGCATAAGTGCCGGTAGCAGTAACCGGATGGAAAGTGCTATCGACGTAAACCCCTGACACACCTGGGTTTGCATCAGATGAACCAACGAGAGGCGCACCATCAGTGCCGGTTATTCCACTTTCCCAAACCCAATTTGATCTAAAGCCTTCCCAGACTTGACCTGCGGTGTATCGCGGATCGTCTACTAATCGCAACTGGTGCTCATTGCCGCCATAGATACCACTAGACGGGATACTAACATTGATGTAGTTATCCTTCTTTAGAAGACCCCAATCAAAAAAAGAAATAACATTTTCTTTGATATCGTTTACTAGTGTAGAATCACCAAGTTTTGTAAAACCTTTTAGATTTATATCCGGCATTAGAATAACCTCTTAAATTCTTCTTGTATGATTCTTCTAATGTTTGGTCCGTTGGCTATAATGGCTCTAGTGATGAAATTATCACCAGCAGTACCAGCAAATTCTGGAGCAACACGGAAAACACCACCAGTGGGCAACATGAATCCGCCGCCACTTCTTGATCTCTCGTCGTAATCAGTAGTTGAAACAACCTCAAACCCATCAATAATTACTTGAGTACCTTTGTTCATTAACCAGTCTAACCAAGTAATTTGATTGCCGTTACTATTATATATACCATTAGTTGTAGAAGTTTGTACGGCTGTTGAAACTATCGCGGGGTCAATTTGTATAACTAAATTTCCTAAAGTTTTTCCCCGTCTGGATCTTTGGAAAAATACATTTACGGCAGATACTACAGCATTTACAATATCTCTAGTCGCAGCATCTGCTGCTCCGTCAGTAAGTCCAAAATCTACTTGTAATTCACCACCTTTTAAGGACTGAATAGTTGGACTGCCTTCTATAGCGGTCCTTAATAGATTAGATATACGATTTTGTATGGCGGGCTTTGCTTTCGTCAGAATCTTATCAGCTTTAGGTGCGACTAGAAACTGTACCGTAGCAGCAAACTGCGAAGGCGTAGTAACTAATCTTAACCTAGTGCCCGCCATTATGATCTACTCCAGAAGCAAACTACATATCTATCCTGCTTTAAACCATAAGGAAATGGCTCCGCAGCTTTTACGAAACGGTATTCCTCATAACCCTGAGCGTCTTTATTTACCAGTAAAGCCTTAGCCTTATTGAGTTTAGGTAAATCTGATAAATAACCAATGGTTTGGATTGAACCATCAGGAACTTCCATTTCACCAATTTTGATCCATTCTTTTCTATTCCAATATACTCGTAGAGTGATGTCTTCAGTGTTTTCCACCGTCTTATACTTTTTAGTACCCCTAGCAAACCCAGCAGAATCACCCCTATCTCTAACATTCAGGGAACGTCGCTGTTTTGGTCTAGGTACACTTTCTGAGATTTCTTCGATTTTCTCAGTGTATATAAGCTGACAGGTGATACCAAAATTTGATATCATCCCATCAGCGAATTCTTTGTATTTTGCAAATACATCAGATGGTATAGTAATAGCCATTAACCAACTCCGCTATCGCCTGTGTAATATCTAGGATCATCAAATCTGCTATCCAAGATACCACTAATTGAACCAACACCAGTATTATCATTAATAGTTTGTGCTAGTCTAGTTTTAGCCGTATTTGGTAACGGCGTAACTGTAACTATCGCCGCCCCATTGATATAATCATTGCTATTATTTACTTTTTGTAGTACGTCAGCCATTTTATTTTCTTTCTACTAAATAGGTTGGAATATTAACCAGTTTGTACCATCAAAGATATGCAATTCTGAATCAGCCGTATCCAATACCATAGCACCTGTTGGAGTTGGTGTTGGGACACTACCGGTTGGAGTTGTGTTAATCTGAAATACCCCAGATGCATCGTAGGGGACCATAGAATCCGCAATATGTTCATGCATCTGACGAAAACCAGATGGTGTAATAGCACCAACTGTATTATCGTAAAATAATCCAGTTGAAGCTGCAATAAGTTCAGTCTGTGTCTTAAAACTCATAAGTAATATCCTCTGTGATCATAAGTCCGGTTTACCACATCCGCCCCAGGTGCATATGGTGAAAGAATTGCTTCGCCAACAACACCGTCAGCTTTGTATTGTAATTTAGCCTCTTCGTATCGTCTGCACACATCATCGTACAGAATTTTGATACCATCCATTGTGCGGCTCATGTCAATACTGGAAGGACCGTCACTAACACGAACTGCACTTAATCCTTGAGTTTTTAACTCACTGCCCAGTATTATACATCCTGCCCTTAAAGAGATAATATTGGTAAAATCATTATCTTTGGTAGCAGTAACCGTTGGATCAGGTGATATTGTGCCGCCTTCTACATCGATTGTATATGTTTGTACAAAGTCCACCTCATTACTAACTAATTGAGCAGCTACTAAAATAGATGTTTCTACCCTTTCGTCAGAAAAGGTATAATTTGAACTATCGACATCATTTACGACATATCTTACTATTGTTGACATTTGGTCTTGCCAAGCCATATCTATCTCCTAACAGATGTTTTTGTGGACTCGGAATGAATGAATATCTGAATAAAATTCTGTCGCCCCAAAATCCACAAAAGCCTGTAATTTCCATGTTCCAGTTGTATCGAGATCACCAGATTCTGTGATATATGATATTATACCATCTGTACCATCAGTAAAATTTGTGGCGGTTTTTGCGTAACAAGTGCCGTCAGGTCTTCTAAAATTTATTGTTTTTGTGGCAGATGATACGTCAACCGCAGTACCAGCATCTGATATTGTAAGTTTGAACTGTGTTCCCACATCGTTTAAATGTATTTCATTAGCCGCCATATCTTCACCCTTTAAAAGGTATGTCTACATTAGTATTTACACCCAAAATTGTTATTTAGCTTCTTATGACTTAATCCATTCTTGGAGTTTGATTTTAGGGGTCCATCCAAATGATTTCAGTTTTTTATTATCAGCGAGTGTATTTTTCGCTTCACCAACTCGATTTGGAACATTAACATAGTTTGCATTATCAGATCCTACCATAGATACTATATCCATAACTGAATAACTAGTACCAGTTCCCACATTAAAAATCTCACCTAAACAAGACTCATCTTCGTGTAAAGCCATGAGAATATTGGCATTTACAACATCTGAAACATGAACATAGTCACGGGTTTGTGACCCATCACCAACGACGGTCATCGGCTCACCATTTGAATATTGTCTTTGAAAAATACCAATTACCGGAGCGTACTGTCCTTTTGTTGGTTGTCTTTCTCCATATACATTAAAGTATCTAAATGTAACAGTTTCTAATCCATATAGACTGTAATACATTTTACACAGATCTTCTCCAGCACATTTTGAGACTGAATATGGATTTAAACAATCTCTATGCATATCCTCAACAAGTGGTGGGTCATTCTTTAATCCATAAGCTGAAGAAGTAGATGAGTACACTACTCTTTTAATGTTATATTTTCTGGAAGCTTCTAGAACATTACATGTGCCAAGAACATTTGTTTTCATTGCAAGTCTTGGATTTTCAATAGTTGGTTGTATTCTCGATTCTGCTGCTAAGTGAAATACATAATCAATATCCATAAATAATGGTTCAATTAGTTCATAGTTGTTTATATCATATTTATGATATGAAGCGTTTTTATTTTTATTATCAAATTTATTATCTATGACAATAACTTCGAAGCTTTTCTGAACAAGTTTATCAACTAGGTTAGAACCTATAAAACCACAACCTCCAGTTACGACTGCCTTTAGGGTCACTTTTCATATCCCCCTTCGACAAAATCACTATAGTGAAAATAATATATAATATCTTTTTGTTTCTGGTTTAATTTAAAATCATTTTGAATATCTGATTTATTATTGTGCGGGAATTCGTGCTCACTACTCCACAAACCCAATTGTTCTAACTCATCCTGTATATGCTCGACCTTAATAAGTTTTTCGTATTTGTACATTTTTGTTACTGGAAACATTACTAATTGTTTGGAATGAATCATAAGCCACTCATCGAATTCAATATTCCCCCAATCCTTTAATGTATTCTTCCACTGACTGACAACTCTATCATAAGGATTTCTTATTGGTAGAAGTTTTAAATAATTTGTGCATCTAGCTGGAAGCCAATTTGTATGCCCCAAACCAGGTTCATCATCTGGTTCTGTTACATCACTTGCTAGATACGGTACTGGACCTTGCGCAAAGAGAAATCTACCATGACCAAAAATTCTATAGCTAGTCATATAGTCTGCTAAGGATGTGCTGTAGTTCTTAAACGGTTGCCAGATTAAAATCTTTTTTTTGTTATTGATTAACATTCCGTCCTCCAATTTGGTCTAAATCTATCTATAACAGAATCATTTTCCTTTGGTTCCGGTTGTGGTAGAAAGGAATATTCTTTATTGACCAACCTATTTAGTAGTCTTAATCTATAATCTAATGGTCTAGAACCATTTAAATGAACAAAGTAGGCATCTTCTATTTTTGACCAAAAATCAAAATCAATAAACTCTAAATTATATTTCCAGTCCATTAATTCAAATTCGTTATCTTCTAAGTTAAGTAGAAGGTAGTCTTGATCAAAGCACCATCTTTTAGAGTAAAATGAGGGCGGTTGCGAATATCTGTGTGCTAGTTTTTTTGGAAACAACATAACACCCCCATTCGGCTGGATGTCTCTATTGTTTTTGGCTAGATGCGGATATTCCTGTACAGCCATTTCTCTTTCTGATTTCATAGCTCTAAAAATAGCATGGGATGATGATTTGATTATATTCCACTCATTAACAAAACAAACTTTGTCTGATGCTAATTCTTCATATATATTTGGAGCGTCTTTTTTAATTACTACATCACAATCAAGGTACAATGTATGTTCGTAATTTTCAATTACCTGTTTTAGCCTGTACTTATTCGACATGGGCCAGTCTGGAGCTTGGTCTCCGGTTAATTCTATATAATCGGCATTGCATTTTTCAGCATATTGTAGTATGTTATTCCTAGTAATATCAAGTTGGTCCATTGCTTCTTTATTTGCGGGTATCAAACATATTGCTAAATCTGATGTTTTTGTGGGGAGTCTGTCAATTAATTTTATTCGGCAGGTCATCTCCTGCATAATTTTTCCTCCGGACAGATTACAAACTTTCCACTTTTCTTTCTTATTCTGACCGCTTCTGGTATTTCGCTCTCTATAAAAAAGTTAGCATCAGAATTGGAAAATATCTCGGACTTAAATGTTGACGACTCTTCTACATGATTTTTATCTCTCTTGGCTTTATCTTCTGTGGGGAACATTTTTAAGAACCCGTAATTAATTTCGTGTCGTCTTAGCCAATCTTCCGTGATGGAGCGATATTTTTCTAAGCGTGCAGTTACAATTCCCTTACAATGTGTTTTAGGGATTCTGTGTGGGAAAGGTTCTACATTTTTTATGTAGTCAATATATTTTTTTTCGTCTATAGACATTTCGTATGGAACATTTGGACAAAATATGCCATCAAAATCTAATAACGCAGTCTCTATGTATGTGCAGTTAAAAAGATTCCATTCTAGCAGATGTGGAGGGGGCAGTTCTTTAGCAAAGAAATCTACTTTATGTTTTGCTGAAGGATGGGCGTAAGCAGCGCAATAAAAAGCGTCTTCGTGAAATGTTGATTTAAAATCTTGAATTGCATTTCCTTTGTATATCGTATCATCTACGACCAAAAGTTTACCCTGTCTGCTTAAAAAGTTCCCCATTCTTATTCCGCCAAAATTTGTTGAGGCAGATAATATATTGGGTTGACCAGACCTATTAACAAAATATAAGGGCAGATTAAGCCAGAGTGCTATCATGCTGGCAGGGAGCATTCCTGATCTCGGTATACCTACTACACCTTTAAGATTGAGTTTTGCAATTTGAGGTAGTAATAGATCCTTACACTCTTGTATCAATTGTGCTGTTGTAATGTATTCGGCATCCAAGAACATTCTGTTTTGTTCTTCTCTTCTTTTGTGTTTTTTATCGCAATTAGCTTTATATTGATCTCGTTCAGACTTACTAGCCCGTTGACACCACTGCCAGTTTGGTGGATCATAAGTCATTTCTTGCTTAAAAAACTCACAATATCCCGCCTGAGCACATTGGCACTCATGTATATCTTCCATCTTTTATCCTTACATAAACATTGTAAATGCCGGTCCTAGAATTTTTACAAATTTATGTGGTGCCTGTTCTGGATCGCCTGAACTACCCCCGCCAGAATATAAATCAAGTGGCGAATCGTCACCATAAGTTCCGGCTGTCTCGTAGAGCCACTGCATTGTAATATCATCAGACGACCCTTCCCCGCCAGCATATGTTACCGCTGTGATTACATACACATATGTAGAAAGTAATGTACTGCCAGTGCCAGCACCAGCTTCTCTTTTTTCTATATAAACATAGTCTCCAACAATTAACGTCTGAGGAGGGTCTCCGGGTGTATATGAGACTGTATAATTAGGACCAGTTCCTGAAACTGTTCTTTCTGTTCCACTTTCTGTGCCGATTACGACATGGTTTCTTAAATTTTTAGCCATTATTTAACATCCTGAGCAATAATAAATGCCATAACATTAGTTACTGTGCTTTCAAAGATAAATCCATAAACATCAATGGCGTTATTGGTTTCTGTTAAGGTGGGAACTACTCCACCTCCCCACTTTATAGTTGCATTACTCCCATTAACATCTACATCATTAAATCCTTCACTTGAATTTAAATCAATATGGGAACTATGCTGCTTAAATCTAACAATAACTCTTTGGCCAGCAGTTACGTTAGTAAAGTTAATTCTAGTAGCATCAGCATTCATAAGTATTTCATGGTAGTTAGAAAGACTACAATCAATGTCAACAATACCGCCATCAGTAGCAGTATTTGCTGCTTGATTAATTGATTTAGCGAATGTTACAGCGCCACCATCAGCAATAGTTATAGCGTCATCACCATCCGTGTATTCAATCGAAGGTGTTTGTATACCTGCAAAGTTTCCAGTTCCGGTAACCTCTAAGGCATGTGCCGGTACTTCTTTATTTATGCCGACATTTCCACTTGCGTAAATACTATGAAGAGAACCACCAGCAGTACTAACTTTTGACCAAATAAAATCCCCGCCCCAAATATATCCTGTAACATCATTTCTATTAACATATATACCTTCAATATATACGACAATATCTCTTCCACCGGTTGCACCACCCGTCTTTACTTTAAGAGTTCCGCCATCATTAAATACTATTGGATATTCATTCTGAGCATTTTTTTGAATTGCGACTGTCGTAACGTCCCAGTTGCCACTATCGTCATCATTTTTCCTAGCGAGAAAAACGGAACCGTCTTGACGATTTGAATCCTCATCATAACAACGAATCCTATAGGAATAGCTATTATGTAGTGCCTCATTGTTAAATGTTAAAGCTACACCACTCGCATCTGTTGGTCCTACTCCGGTAGCTACATAACTATCAAACTTCTGAATATGAAAATCTTTACCCAAACTAAGAGTGCCCTTTTCCCCAATGTATGCAACAGTGTCGCCATCAGAATCTTTCCATTCTGTTAAATGGGATGTTCCACCACTTTTACCGTAGACAATAAGATTTGGTACATCTTCATGTATTGATTTGATATTAACAACGGCATCACCATCAGGTCTTATGCTACTATCCCCACCGTTAAATACGGTTCTAGGTATTGTCGTATCTCCGGCTGTTGGAACGACAGCTAAAGCACTTTTTGCAGAATTCAAAGAAACTTGTACGCCGGAACTAGCTGCATAAGTAGCCCCGTCATCATCAAGTTTTATCGTGACCATGCCGTCGTTGCCATCTTCGCCTCTATTTCCAAAACTAATTTGTTGTCCACTAGAAGCGACTTTTAATGCAGCGAATGCCTCTGGTCTTGAAACTACAAGCTCACCAGAAACTGTTATATCATTTGTCGTAACAGCACCACGACCTGTTACTGTTTGTAATGTATCACTTTCAGATGTTAAATAATTAGCATCATTAACTGCCTTGGGCGTTAAGGCTTTATCTTGATCACCATTGATTGTATTAGTTAAGGTGGTTATACCAGATGCCGAGGTGGTTGCTGTTAAAGCATTAAAAGTTCTGTTAGATGAAATATCCCCACCACCAGATAATCCAGAACCAGCGGTAAGTGTGACGGATGTATGATCAACATGCTCGTTTGCCACAAAATTGTTTAAAGAATCATGATCTATGGAAGCATGATTGACATCTATACTAACACTGCCACCAAGAGCAACACTTCCGCCATTTGACAATCCTGTACCAGCAGTTATTGTTACTGACGAATTTGCTAATTGATTATTGGCGACAGTTCCCTGCAATAAGCTTGTATCTACGCCACTAACATTTACAGTAACATCTCCACTAGTGCCGCCACCGGAAAGTCCAGTTCCGGCAATAACCGAGGTTATGTCTCCAACATTTGCAGTAGCCCCATCAGCTACATTTATCATAGTTCTAAGACCTGATGCAGTGATTTCTTCTATTTCACCAGCACCAGCACTATCCCTACCAAGAATCCTATCTGTAGCAGAAACATGTTGTATTTTAGCATATGTAACTTGATCATCACCAATATGTGCAGTATCAATAGAACCATCTGTATAATGTTGACTATCAATTGCGTCATTAGCAATTTGTGCGGAACTAATGGTGCCCTGCAATAAGCTTGTATCTACACCGCTAACATTAAACTCAGTACCAGACAGTGATAATCCAGTTCCGGCAGTATATGTAACAGCACTAGTAGTTTGTACGGTAGAATCACTAAATACAATTCCGGATGCTGTGGCAACAATTTGGTCATTACTATTTCTGTAGACAGATTTATCCGCAGGATAGGTTAGGAATACTGTGTGTGTACCACTAGTAAGAGAGATGGCATTATCACTATTGCTACTCTCCAAAATAGTATCACGAGATAGTGTATCTGTAGCGGCATCAGTTACCGTGCCAATTCCTACTTCCCATGCACTACCATTAGCATCTAGAATTGTATAGTAACACGAATTACCACTACCAACGGCGGAAACAAATCCTTCAAAACCAGTAGCAGCACCAGCCAAATTGATAGTGCTAGTACCAGTTGATGCGGTTGTCTCCTTTACTCTATCTTTTAATACTAATGCCATGACTCCACCTTATTTTTCTAGATTTGCTTCTAGAATTTTATCTATGTTAATGTCCGTAATATTTATTTTATCTATAGATGCTGATATCGCCTTGGATTTTGCCACATTAAACTCCTTGGCAAATTGCCTGTATACATCTATATTATACTCCTCAAGTCGATTAATTAGCATTGTAAATGGAACAGTATCAAGTTCACCAAGTAGAATACCATTTGCCGCAATTGTGGCAGCGGCTTGTAAGGAGGCGGTGGTAACATCAAAATCTGTAAGAATTCCATTTGCGGTAATTAACCCTTCACCGCCAAGTGCTGCTTTTATTTGCGCAATCAAAAATGATCCGCGACTTATCACCTGACCAGATGCAGATATATTACTTCCAGAATTTTTCATCAGGCGACCACTGCTGGTCACTCTAGACATTTCGTAGTGATTTGGGATTATGTAATCTAGGGAATAATCTTGGTATATATTTCTGTGTAATTGTTTTGCATAAGTTTGTGAAATCTGCCTGTCATATAACCTAAAATGATCTACAGACCCCTCCATACCAAATCTGTCATCAGGGTTTCCTAATATATAACTCGTAGAACTATTTGCTGATGGCATTGTTATGGAAGAATACGTTGAAAAATCATTGCCGTTCAAAGAGGCATTAAGGTCGCTACCAAATGTTACAATAAGGGTATTCCAACTATTAAAGGATAAATTGGGTACATCTAGTCTTTGTCTGGATGTTCCGTTATAAATATCTATGCGAACTTTATTTGAGGAATTTAAAGAATAGATATCAATTTCATTATTGTTGTTTCCAGTTCCTCGATTATTAAACAAGAACTGAGAACCAGAAGTAGACCTTGTTGGTTTAAATGATATTAGCAAACTGCCATCTGAGAAATTAAAATCTGTAGAATCAAAGGTTATTCTATAATTATTATAACTACCGCCATTAGACGTTAAGGACTGCCGCCCATCAACCCTTCCCCACATTAACATGTTTGCATTGCCGGATTGTCTCCTAGAGGAAACACTGCGTAAATTTCCCGCCCCTTCATAAAATGGGAAGTCCAGTATTATTCCTTCATCTTTATTAGATAATTCAGGTAGTGCTGGCTTATAATTTGGCCTACTAGTTTTTCTTACAAACTCTTTTGCTGACTGTCCAATGGTGGCTTGACTTTCAAGATCTAATCCTATTTGTGCGGTTATAGAACTAGATGCTGATAACGATGCTGTTAATTCTCCTGGAGCAAATTTTCCAGCAACAATCGTAGCACCCGGAGATGTCAACGAGGCTTTACCAGCAATTAAATTACTGCCATTAGGATCAATAGTTCCAGATGATTCAATTGAATATAATGGACCAAGTATTAATGTTCCATTATTTGTTGTAGTTCCACTTGAAGATATATCAGTAGCAGATACTTTTCTACTACTGGATATTCCAGTTACAATACCAGATCCAGATAGTGAACTACCATGTGGTATGATACGACCTGGATCAGGAGTGATTGTACCAGAAGCTTCTGTAGAACTAGAGGAAACACTTAATAGTGTGCCCTTAGCTGATACTGTACCAGCATCTAATAATAAACTGGCTCCATCAAGTTCAACTGACTCGCTAACACCTAAAGTACCAGATGCTTCAAATTGAGATATACCACCATGAACTACATGTATATCAGAAGTTAATTCACCACTAGCATTTGCTGATGTACTTCCGCCATGTACAATGCTAATATTTGAATCAAATACACCAGAAGAAGATAAACTTGCAGCACCTTCTAGAGTGACGGCAATACGAGATAGGTTGGATGTTAAATTACCAGAAGTTTCAAGTGAACTATCAATAGGAACTAGCACTGAACCATTAGAAGTTAATGATCCAGAAGCTTCTAATGTTGCAAACCCACCATGTATAATTCTGCCATTTGAATCAAAAATGCCGGAAGAAGATAATAAAGAATTACCTTCTCTTATTGACCCCGCACTAGACAAATCAGCAGTCAAATTACCAGAAGCATTTAATACAGCTACACCAGTCTTAACTTCACCAGCAGAAACTACTGATGCAGAAGAAAACGGGTTTTCACTAAAGCTGTAGAAACCAAACATATTACCAGCCTAAAAAAATAGGGGCAGATACAAAGTATGCTACCCCAATATTAAAAAACTGGAATTAGTCAAATTTGACATCCAGATCAGTAGAGCTAAACCTAAAAGTGTCGCCTTCAAGTATATTACGAGGAGTTGTTAATGAACCCTTCATTAATATATTACCGCCAGTTAATGCATCTGCAATAATAACACCACTAGCATAACCCCAGTTACCGCCAGCGGCAGTTGGAAAGTCAATAGCGGCGTTATTTTCAATTTTTTGACCGTTATCATCAGTTGCTGGTTGTGTCCAATTACCTGTCGGTACATGAACTCTAGCATAAGCATTACCAGCAAGTTCATCAGCAGAAGGTGTTGCTTCGGTTGGTACTCCCGAAGTTAAACCAATATAAACACCAGTAGATGGCAGCGTTAGTGAAATACCTCTAAAGACCTGGTTGAGAATACCAGATTCAAAATAGTTAGTCATAGCGGACATAAGATTACTCCTAAGAAACTACTGTTTCGTATATTTCTGCTGAACAGGTTATTACACCAGATGAGCCAGGTGTGGTACTATTATTATCTACATAAATTTTGAAAGATTTTGCGCTCACTGGAATATCTACAGTTTTTTGCGCTGGATCTTCTACATTTAAATCTAAAATTGCCAGATGTAAAGCATGACCAGACGTATCAAATTCATCAGTCGTCGAACCATCCGGATCACCCGTCGAATATAAAATGTAAAAATCGACTGTATCACCTGATAACGGAGATCCAGAATGGTCCGACTTTAGCGTCATTTGGGCGGCGACACTATTGCTTGATAAAGTTATAGCATCACTAGTGGCTTGACTATCCCCAGAAACAGCTAGGGAATTCGCTGATGAAAATGTAACCTGTTGTCCAGCTTTACTAACTGCCATTTTTTGCTCTTTCTACATGTTTTTTCCTCAATTGTGGCAAACCCAATTCTTGTGCTCTACTAACATTTTCTGTTAAAGTAGAGACCAAATCATTTTTATCTTCTTGAGATATTATATCGTTACTGACTAGAATATTAAATATATTTTGTGAATTTGTGTCATTATAGTCAAATAACGTATTATCTCTCTCCACCATAACTACGGCAGCAAAAGCTGCGGATCTTATTTCATTAGATAAACTTGTATTATCTGCGGCATTTTTTACTTTTATGTATCTACCGTTTATTCCAGACCATTTCAGCAAGTCATTTGATGTCAATACTTTATAGGAAGATCTAGTTTTTCCATTGATAGAATCACGAATCTGATATGCATCCATAGACGCATAACCTAGCCCTAGTGGGTCATTATTTATTTCATTTGATAAAACACTGTAATTCATAAGGTTCCTCCAATTTATATTACACCAAAATAAAAGGGAGGCGACATTTCTGCCACCTCCCTAATATTATACAGCCACGATGTTTAGAAGGAGCCGAGTAGAACTCGTCGTGAATCTAGAACACCAAAGCCGATTTCTGCGAAACCGTAGAAGCCCATCTTCTGGTGACGATGCAGTGCTTCGTCTTCGAAAACGGTAACTTCTTGCTTGACGGGCATGACGAAGCTGTCATTAGCAGCGAGGTCAAGACCAACAACAAGCTCGACATCACTTGATGGTCCAAGTGTACCAGAAAGATTATCTGCAAAGTAATTCTGGTATTCTTGGCTCTGACCAAGTTCATCGAGAGCATGGAGATTAACACCAAAGATTCTGGTGATAGCACCACCATCATCAGCGGACTGATAGATCTCACGACGGGTCGTTTCGTCAGCCTGATCAACACCCCAGTTTCGAATATCTTCGAGACCTTCAGGTGATAGATAGAGATCAGTTAAACTACCGCGATTAAGAGAAGCACTGTTACCACCAGCGTTACGTCGCATGACGGACTTCATGAGAGAAATCTGACGCTTCGTGAACTGACCAGCAGCAGCATCTGCATCGTAAACGAGGATGTTACGGTCAACGCCAGCGGCGAGGATCGTGTGCCATCCATCATCGTTCATCTTCTTAACGAAACCAGCTTCTAGGACACGAGCAGCGCGTGAGACAACGTCCCAACGGGCTTCTCGGACATAACGAAGAAGCATGTCGATAGCGTTTGTGACGCTATACGTAGGAATCATTACGTAATCGCCTTCAACTGTTCTCTCTGGAACACGACCATTACCAGGATTTGTGTAGGCAATGAATTCGTCTTCTTGACCAGGTGAGAGGAGATCTAGTGGGAACTCAGTAGAAGTTCCGGGTTCCATTGTGATACGCTCAAAGATACCGCCAGCAATATCGCCAACGAGAACGCCTTCGCGTAGCGGAAGTTCAATAGCTTTAGCAAGTTCATGCTGTGCTACTAGAGCTTCCGCTTTATCAGCACTACCGGCCTTTTTGAGAAGGTCGATAAATTCAGGACTGGGCTTCTGTGTAAAAGACATTTATATTCTCCTATTCTTTATTGTTTATGGAAGGTTGATAGCAACTTTAGCGTAGCCATCAGCATCCTTAGAGGAAAGGAAACGACCAACTGCTGAAGACCCGCCGACTTGTGCTCCTACAGTAGCACTAGCATTTAGGTATGCAACATCGCCAGCCGATGGTGTACCAGTGACCTGATCAGTAACAATCGTGCCTTTGGTTAAAATAGTAACCTTACCACCCTTTTGAACTTCATCTTTGTGCCAGTTGATGTGCTGACGAGTCTGATCGATGTCAACGACATCGTTAAGAAGAATTCCTAGAGGAATACCTTCTCCACTAGCGGTTGCCGCTAGGGATGATGAATGGTCCATCGCCGCACCAGAAGCACCAGTGCTTAGGCAAAGAAGTTGCCCTTTTTCAGCGGTTGTGTTAATAAAGAAACTAATATCAGTTTCGAGTACGTTTCGATCACCTTTAAGTGCCATTATTTTTTCTCCTACTTGAGATTTTTAGTGGTGTTTAGAACAGAAGTTCTGAAAAACTCAGTAGCAGATGCAAAAGCGTTCTGTACTGGTTCAGGAGCATCAATTAGAGCAGCTTCAGATTCTTCAACTGCTTCTTCGATTTCTTCTTCAGCTACTTCTTCTTCAGCTTCGACTTCTTCTTCAACAACTGGCTCTGGAGCGGCTGCTGGTGCAGGTGCTGGAGCCGGATTGTCGTTTGATTCTAAGCTGACATGTGCCTGAGTCTTGACAAGATCAAGCATAGCTGCAAAAGCTTCATCATCGACAGCGTCAAACTTAGCGAGGGTATCTTCGACTTTATCGTCTGCAATACCAGCATCTTTAGCCTGTGCTGTACGAACCATAGTGCGAATAGTAGCCTCGGCTTCACCTAGCTGAGTTGAAGTCTCATCTAGTTTAGCTTTGGTTTCTTCCAGTTCAGAAGTTAGTGCAGCAGCACTTTCTTCTAGTTCTGTGATCTTAGCATCTCGTTCAGCGATTGTTGAGGTTAGACCGTCAACAGCCGCTTCGTGATCAGCTTTGATCGTCTCTAGCTCGTCATTGACTGAAGCAACCGCTGCTTCTACTTCAATGTCAGAACTTTCGACTTTCTGATCATCAGCCATGTTAAACTCCTCTACATTTACAGAGTTGGTAAAGTTATCATCGAATGGGTCTTCGTCTGGTTGAAGAATAATACTTCGTGGGTTAGCTGGTTTATTAACCAACCCCTTACCAGAAAAAGCGATATTGCGTAGCAATCTTCCTACTTTATATCCTTCGTACACTCCTTTCCCGCCATAAACACGGAGATGTTTCGTCAGGAATGCCGATTCATCATTTCTTGCTACAACCTTCATCTCACCATCAGGTGAAACTACAGAGTAGTCAAAATCTGAGAACAAACATTCCATAGAAACCGCCCATTTTCCTTCTTCTATCTCAGAAACTATCTGAGACATCCTCTCTCTTAATTCTGGATCGCTCCAGGATTTATATAGAACGGCTGAGGTAATAATGTCAAATTTTTCGGGTGGGTCTTCAGCTTCAATTTTTGTGCCGTTTTCATCAACAACAGTGCTACCAGTAATATGCCCTATGATATCGCTCTCATCGTGCATATAGTTAAATTGCTTGTCCACAGGAGTATCCCTGGCAGCCCAAGCTTCTTCAGCAGCAAATACATCGTCGTTTTTATTCCACCCAGTAGAAACCAAAACAGTATTGATGTAATACAGATCGATCTGGTCAGGGTTGGAATGCCCATAACCAGCAAGTGTTTTCTGTATTTCTTCTTCAGAGGGATGGTCCAAATCAGAATCAATCAGAATCTGAGCATCTAGCGACACGCTGGCACTAGCCTCGATTTTTTCTGATAAACCATCTAAGATTTCTTGCTTATGAATTTTCATATGATCACCTCATATTTTTTATACACCATTTTTCTACTCAAGTGGACTTTTTACATATGAGTACGACAAACAGTAGATTTGACGCATCTCATCTACTGATGGTGTCTTAGAGTTCTTGTCCACAAAATCCTTCACAAATTGTTCAACCTGACTTAAGATATGAGTGTCAACTTTTGCATTTGTTTTCAATATATCGAATATTATATCCTCATTTATCTCAGTGAATGGTTTTAGGTTGGAAAGCACGACAAACTTAGATAGCTCTAGTTCTTCAGCTTCCTGTTTTGTTAGCTTTCTTACATTTGATTTACCGTAATGAGCTAATAAAGCAGGTTGCAATAAATCAGTTATTTCCTTTTGGGCAGAAGTTGCCCAGATTAAGACATTCGCTGTACTTGGACCCGTCAATGGTTTTACAACCTTTTGTTTACGGGGTTGTGTATCAAATGCATTCTTGGGTCTACCACCATCCGGCCTTTCAGAAGTGTTAGGATTTTCTTCCTGAATTCTTGGTTCTGGAATTGATGGAGCCGGTTCTTCAGGTTTTGGTTGTAAATCCGTAACCTGATCAATTGTTATCTGATCTTTATTAAGAGCAATTTTCTTATAATCATCAGATATATGAGAGTTATGATAAGGTCCAGCTTTTGGCGGCACTTTATTGGACTTTCTAGTTCTTCGTTCTG